TAGTAACTTTACAGGCTTTAAAGTTGTTCATGTGAACGCAGAAAATTTAATAATGGCAAGATGAAACAATGTCTAATATCCTTTAGTTCTCATGGCAGAGAGAATTATAACGAAGCAATGCTTAACATGATAGCATCCTGCGAAAATAAATGGCTAGGCGATTACTTACTATATTCATTCGATGGCTATTGCCCTGAGTTTTTAGGAGTGAAAATAAATCTATGCGAATCAATAAAGTTTCCGCAACCAAAGGCATTCATAGCATCTGCTCATAGCGAAGTACCTTATCAGTTCAAACCTGCATTGTTTCAGATAGCTATTGAACAAGGGTATGAGCAAGTGTTATGGGTAGATTCAACTATACGAATGGTTAAACATCCGCAGGAATTACTTGACCACGCTAAAAAATATGGTGTTTGTGTATTTGATAATTTAGGGCATCCTTTAAAAAATTGGTGTTCTGATATTGCACAACAGAAACAAGGTGTAACGAATGCAGAAATGGAAACCATGCAGCAGATTATGGCTTGTGTTATAATCTTTGATTTTACTAATCCAAAAGGAGTTGAAATATTTGAACGATGGAAACAAGCATCATTGGATGGTGTTTCTTTTAAGAACGAAAGAAGTAACAGAGAAGGCTTTAGAGATCACCGACACGACCAAGCAGTACTAAGTATGATTTGTGCAAAGGAATCAATACCATTGCTACCTTATGGCTACCTAGTCTATCCTCCGCACCAGGAAACAAAAGAGTATGGAGATAATATTTATTTTTTAAATAAGGGAATAAAATAATGGGATTAACTGGATTCAGTTTAGAATTAATAGATAAAGTTATTGATAATAATAATATTGCTAATGTTATTGAATTAGGCAGTCAGAACTTATTTGATAAAGATTACGGAACTATTACACCATTTGCATCTACATACTACGAATCAAAGGGTATTGAATACAACTGCATTGATATAGGAGGGTGCAACAATGCTTTAAATATTAATCTTGCCAAGCCTGTTAAACTAGATAAAATATTTGATTTAGTTACTGATTTTGGTACGAGTGAACACATAGAAAGTAAAAGCAAACACAATGTAACAGCGTTCTATAATTGCCTTAAAACAAAGCACAATCTAACAAAAGAAAATGGATTTATTGTATCAGAGAATCCAAAGACTGGCAGTTGGAAGGGGCATGGCTATAACTATTATTCAACAGACTTCTATACTCAACTGGCAAAATCTAACAATTATGCTATATTAGAATTAGGGGAGCATCCTGCAATGAATAACACAATAGATGGATGGAATGTTTATTGTGTTATGCAAAAAGTAAATAACAAACCATTCATGACTTTAGCAGCATTTAAAGAACTTCCTATATATGACAGTTGATTACTATAACAAATTAAAAGTTTATAAAGATATATGCGAACTATTCGCTAAATGTGGCGAATATAAAGGGGATGCAGATGGCTTAGTTCCTATTTATGAAGCATTATTTTCAACTAGCATAAATACAAGGTGTCCTGGTTGTTTAGGAGTGATGCTATTAGATGTTAATAACAAGATAAAAGAGTATGAACGGAATTTGTAGAGTATGCGAGTTATTGGATACTGATATAAGTATCAAGAGAACATACTACTGTCAATCCTGCAATGCTACAATATGTTTTAAATGCCGACCTAATATGTGGCGAAGGGCAAAGGCAATGTTAATGGATTTAAAAGTAAAGAAATGATACTAAGCATAGGCACTTCATTTGCCTTTGATTTACCTTTGATAAAAGAATTTGAAGCTGTGATTTCTGTAAATAAAAAAACAATATTAATAATAAGTAAGAACTAATGGCAGCACCTAAATATAACCTCTATGCTTTAGGTAATAACGGAGGTAAAGAGAGAATATTTAAAACACCTGAATTACTTGAAAAAAAAATAATAGAGTATTTTGATTGGTGCGTACAAACTAAAACAGAAATAGCTAAGAATGGATTAGAGTTATTTATAGGCTTTAATTCACGTTCTACGTGGTCTAATTACATGAAACGTGAAGAGTATTTGGACATATTAAATAGAGCAAAAAAAACGGTTATTTATTCATACGAATTAGATTTAAGGAGTTTTAAGTTTGGTGGTGCTATTTTTGCTTTAAAGAATTTAGATCCTGAAAATTATGTTGATAAAGTTGAAACAGAAAATAAATCAACAATAACTAATGTCGCAGCAACCTTTGGCGGTGCAACTGTACAGCCCACACAAGAATCAACTGATAATTCACAATTCAATAAAGAATGAGCCTTATAAATATTATTGTCTTGCTATTGGTAGGCAGTTCGGTAAGTCTTTATTAGGAGAAAATCAAGCTTTAGACTGGTTCTTTAATGTACCTAACTGTAAAATAGGGTGGGTATCACCTATCTATAAACAATGCAAGAAAATATTTGATGAGATAGATAATGCCTTTGCATTAAATCAATTTGTTTTTAAAGCTAAGAACAAGACAGACCTTACCTTTACAAGTCATAACAATAGTACAATTAATTTCTATTCTGCTGAACGATACGATAATATAAGGGGAGAAACATTCGACTATCTTATTTGTGATGAGTTTGCATATATTGATAGTGAAGCATGGACAGAGGTGTTAAGAGCAACAGTATTGGTAAGAGGAAAAAAAGTATTATTCCTATCAACACCAAAAGGTAAGAATCATTTTCATAGAATCCATTCCTTAGCAGGTGATAATCCACAATACAAGTCATTTAACATGACTTCATACGATAACCCAATAATTAACCCTACTGAAATTGACGATGCAAGAGCAACGCTACCTGACCATGTATTTAGGCAGGAATACCTAGCAGAGTTTGTTGATGGTGGTTCAGGCTTATTCATTAATCCCATCACAATAACAGCAGCAGAAAAGACAAATAGAATGTATGCAGGTTTGGATATAGGCAGGGCAGACGATTACACAGTTCTAAGCGTGTTTAATGATAGAGGGGATATGTACTATATTGAGAGGTGGAATCATGACACATGGGCGAATATAGTAGGCAAGGTAACACAACGAATAAATGAATTTAACTGCCATACATTTGTCGAGGTAAATGGTGTTGGTGATCCTATCTTCGAGCAAGTGAAATCAAAGGTAAATGATTCTAATTTAATACAACCATTTCTCACTACTTCCAAAAGTAAGCAGGACATAATTGAACAGCTTGTAGTTGCTAATCAGAATAAAGAGGTCAGATTTATAGATAAAGAATGGCTACTTAAAGAACTTGACTTATTCACATACGAATATAATCCAAAGACTAAATCAGTTCGTTATTCTGCGCCTAATGGCTTCCACGATGACGGAGTGATGGCATCCGCTATTGGTTACAATGCTTTAAAATCCTTAAAATCTATTGGGGTGTATTCAATGGGCTAAAAACTAAAAAACAACTATATTAATTTATGAAGGTAGCAAACAACTGGTCCGAAGTATCCCTAAAACAATACATTGAGATTACTGACATATCACAAATAGATATGGATGAACTTGATAAGCAAATTAAGGTGTTAGCAGTATTATCTAATACAAGTGAGGAATTACTATGTGCTATGGAGTTATCATTGCTAAAACAAGCAATAAGGGAATGCCAATTCATTTATACCAAGCCACCAACAAAACACATAAAGCAATCTATCAAAATAGGTGGACATAGGTTCAACATCAATACTAATTTAAAGAAAATTACAGGAGGGGAGTACATTGATTTAACTTCTATGATTAAAGAGAAATCAGATGTTACAAAAAACCTGCCTAAGATAATTGCTATCTTCCTGCATCCTGTTAATTTCTTTAGATTTAAAAAGAAAAGTTGCTATGAAAAGGATTGCCAAACTTTGGAAAGCAGAAACAAGACTGCTAAAATAGTTGAGGATAACTTAATGATGGATAATGTTATGATGTTATCAGGTTTTTTTTTGAAGAGTTGGCAAGTCTTAGCAAAGGCTACGCTGGACTATTCGGAATTACAAACGAAGAAGGCGAGGAAACAACTCAAAAAAATAATAGCGAAGGATTTCAAGAGTATTGGGGATGGCATTTAATATTAGACAGCCTTTCAAATCATGATAGAACTAAATGGGAGTTCTTTTATTCCATGAATATAATTGAGTTCTTAAATTGTATTTC